TATCTATTACAAAATCCTCTAATTTATATCTGGTTTCTTTAAGTTTCGATTGAGAACCCTGACTTGAATGTTCTTCTCTTAAATCTGTTTTATCTACTGTATTATCTGTATGGCAAATTACAAGCATCGTTTTTTTAGGATCTAGTTGAATCATTTTATTCTTATAATTATCCAAAAATGATGTTTCTTCTGCCTTTGTAACATACTCATCATACTTATGTACATCACTATAACGCTTTCTCCATCCCATTGTTCCATTTGTTGCGTGATTTTGATGAAATGGACCTAAACTATAAATCTTTTTATTATCTGTATAATATAACAGCATTTCTGAACTTCCAGCCAAATTAATTGATGGATTCTTTTTAAATGCATTTACAACTTGTTCAACCCTATCTGGTGGATAATAATCATCATCATCCATTGCTACAATTATTTGTCCTTTTGCCTCTAAATTAAGTAGATTACGTTTTGCACCTAGGCGCATCTTTTCATCCTGACGTATATATCGTATATTTGGAATTATTTTTGATGCCTCTTCAAATAAATCCTGGACTTTATCTCTACCATCATCAATAATAATCCACTCCATTTTATCCTTTGGATAAGTTTGGTTCATATAAATTTGTATTAATGTTGGAATAAATTTACGTCTATTATATGTTGGTGTTACTACTGATACTTCAAAATTCATTTTTTTATTCTTTAAAATAAATTGTTAAATTTCTTTATATACTTGATGAATTATTTGATTGCATTTTATTAAAATTATGCAAATTATCCAAATCAGCTTTAATCCTCTTTAAGTCCTCTGCAAACACGGGAAGATTCTGAATTTTATCCAAGTATTTAAAGGAATTCCTTAAATCCTCCCAGTACTGTTTCATAATTTCAGGAAGTTTTATAGCAGCCTGTTCTGTCTTTGGATATGTAAATGGATACATTATAAATGACATAAATGATGACATTGGTTTATATGTTGTAATTGGAAGCAATGCAAAAATTGTCGGCATAATTTCTCGTTTTGGCCGAGATGTCATATTATTTACATAATAACTATATCCCCCCTTAAAAATGTAGAATATGGTAAGTATAATAGCATAAAATGGTACTATATAGCAAATAGCAAATGTAAAAATAAAAAATATAATACGAATTGGAACAGAATATACTATCATTTCATTTGTAACAATCATAGCTAACATAAGAGATGCAAATGGGATAAGACCCTTTTTTATATAATACCAAGTCTGATTTCCTGTGTTTTTTATAAAACGTTTTGTACTAAATTTATTAGGGTCACTATTTGTATCATTTGTAGCTATATCAGCCGTAGTTGAATTATCTGCTTTTTGTTTTTCTAACTCCTTCTTTCTAGCTTCATCATCTTGCTTTCTTTTTGCCTCTTCCTTAGCAAACTCATTTGCCTTTGGGTCATATGCAGCTTTAAATGCCCTATATTTAGCTTTATTAACAATATTACTAAATAGCGAAGTAGATGTGTCTGGTTCTTCTGTTGTTGTATCTGACATCCTAAGACCCTATCTGATTTTATTATATTTATATATCTCACAATTATAGTGCATATTTTAGACCACCTGTACCACTTGCTACATTTACCCAGTTCAAATTTTCAACATAAATTGTTATATCATAATTATAAAAGGAATTTGCAGGTAATGGATATACATCTAAATCTACTTGGAATAACTTAATACGACTGCTATTAATACTACCATCTGGTTGAATTCCAGGCGAATTAAGACCAAATGGATACACTAATAATTCAGGATCTGGAATACCTTTTAAATACTTCCAAGGTACAACCTGTGTAAAGTACTCTAATGGCTTTGGCTCTTGCAAATTATTACCATCACCAAGTACAGTAAGACTACGCATAATTGAGCGTTGTCCATTTAGTACATATTGACCTGTAGCTGATGTAAGATTTATATTTGGCGGCCATCCTCCACCTGATGGAATAAATGGAGGCTTTAATGGATTTAACCAATTTGAAAAATTAGCAACCTGATTTCTATATTGTAATGAATCTGAACGACGTGGTACAATAATCAATCTTTCAATAGGATTATGTGTTTGTAATTCCACTACCTGGCGTGATATTAGACCTGGAAATTCATATGTAGTTATCTGTCGCACCAGATATTGAAGTGGTTGATTAGAAAATTGCGCTCTTTCTTCATCAGTTAAATATACATATGTCATCTGAATTCTGGGATTTAAAGGCCATGTATTTAATAATGGATTTGGTGTACCAATATCCGTTAAAAAGTTATTAATTGTAATATCTGAAATATCTGATACTGACGTATAAAATACATTTTCAGGCTGTAAAGGAATTGGAGATGCATTATATTGATATCCTGGTGCAACCTGATATCCATTATTATCTAAAATTCTATATAGTTCATTAATTGGTCTTAATGTAATTTGAACTTCACACTCCTGATACTGTAGAGATACTAAAGGTAATGACTCAAATGTGGACTCTGTAAACCAGAATGGAAGAGGAACTTGTAATGTTCTACCCGCAATAGATGGCCTATTAATATTCGCAGGTGTTACTGTAGAAGCAGGAGGAGGGCCATTATTATTATATACTAGAGGATAACCAGTACCAGTAGAACCACCTGCGTATAGACCATTTGCAGGATCATATAAATCTGGAATATTTCCCACTAATCGTGACCATTTCTGAAAAGCACGTGAATCTAAGTCACATTGAGCCCTAGAAATCATATATGCTCCATCAAATCCCTGAATCTTTTGACCACCAATATAAAATCCAATTTCCTGAATTATATGACATCCAATGTATGGCACCCATGCAAAATTATATTGTGAATTTCTTGCACCCTGTGGTAATTGTAGTGCTTTGCAATAAATATCTGGTAAATCAAATAGGAAATACATATCACGCACCAAGTCAGCAACACGTTGTACTTTAAAACGCACCTGAATTGGTTGCTCATAAGATAAATCCTGTGGACCATCCATCGCAAATGTTACAGATTCTTCCGCAAAATGTGAATACTTTTTATAAGTTTTATAGAAGTAGGTAAAGTCAGGATTACCACTTAGAAGAACATTTTGGGCTCCGTAGGCCACTAATGAAAATAAACCACCACCAGGCATTGCTAGTTTTGTATCATTTAATATATAAAGCTTTAGATTCACATATTAGATGTTTAGCACTTTGCTCTTTTTAGGAAAACTTAAATTAATTATTCATTATTTTTTGGATACTTTTTCTTAAAAAGTATTTAGTATCCCTGTGTCCACCAAGTATCATCAAGATATGGGGGAATATTTGTTACAGTAAGAGCAGATTCAATCTTGCTTGATGGACCTTCATTCATTAACTGTTGAATTTCTGCATAACAGAGGGCATAACTGAAATAATTTAGACGACTAATCATACCCTTCATACATCCAAATACATCAAATCCATTTTCATCAGTTGATGGAACAATACTATGTTTAAGAGTAATTCTACGTTGACTGAAACATACAATATCTTCATAGTTCTGATAAGGGGCAAATCCTTCAAATGGTAGTTTCTTTGATAGATTACCATTAATATATATTTCAAGTGAATTATCGGAACAGACAATTGCAACATGTACCCATTTTCCAATATTTCAAGTGAATTATCGGAACAGACAATTGCAACATGTACCCATTTTCCAATAGGGAAATTCTCAACCTCCACATAGTTATTCCAAGTCTTAAATGTATTCATATAAACACGAAGGGTATTTGTATCAGAACGCATATAAACACCGGGTGCTAAAAGAGGGAATTGTGAAGAATAACCTTTATGAAAAATATGTGTAAGACCGTATTCTTGTCTAAATGCTGAGGGATTTACATTCAGATAAAAAGTATAACTAAATTCTACTCCACTACGCTCATTACTAGACAGATGTACTGGTTTTGCACCTTTTAGATTAGGATTCTGTGAAATAGTAATAGACTTATCATCGATATTGTATGTATTTGGTAGTAAAACAGTTCTATTCATATATAAACGATTGAAGTATGTGTATACAATATTTACAAATAACAATTCTAGATATATTCCAACTAGAAAAGCTAATGTAAAAAGAATTTGCTGTATTATACCGGGCTTCCCATTGGCATTTGATTGATTATTAGAAGCTTCCATCTATTACTTTACACTTTTTCCTAAAAAGCATTAACTTGACACTGAAATCTTTACACCAGGTGTAAAGAAGGAAGAAATCCAAGAAACAAAATTAGTAATAGGCTGAGGTCCAGCCATATAATTCTTATATACTTGTTCAGGATTCAAAGCACTATCATACATAGTTGTCGTAGATAATTCACCACCAAAACCACCGTATGCTAGTAAATACGCTGAATAGCCACCTGAATCAACCTTGAAAAGTGAGGGAAGGACACAAGAACGAGCTAGCTTGCCATCATAGTATACATCAACTGTCTTTCCATTTACTGCTACTGTTACATTAACCCATCGCTGTAGGTCAATTTCTGGAAGGTCACATAGTGGTGTTGAATCTAATAGACCAGAATCTGTTTGTAGAATATTAAATGTGGCATTTTGAGTTGCTTTTGAAAGTGATTCAATAGGTGCTTGTGCAGATGAATTGAGGGGTGTAGCATTAGGATTCATTGCTCCTGCTCCTGTTCCAACTGTCGATGAAGGTGATGCGCTAGCACCAGTTGGAACCATATTATTCATTCCACTTGTATCACGAGTCTGTAGGCGTACACTTATTGATGGCTTTACTCCACCTAGATATACACGAATAGTATCAAAATTGGGTCCACCAATATTAACAATCGATTTATTAAA